AAACAGTCGTTTGAAGCTGACGAGGGATTTCATGACGACTTAGTTATGTGTCTGGTAATTTTTGCGTGGTTGGCAACCCAAGATTACTTTAAAGAAATGACAGATAACGACGTTCGTAAAAGAATTTACGAAGAACAAAAAAATCAAATAGAACAAGACATGTCTCCGTTTGGATTTATTGTAACTGGATTGGAAGGAGATGAAGGTATAGTTACTGATGGAACTGTCTGGTATGGCGATACCCAAGAAGATGTTTCATACATGTGGAACTATTAATTTTAATAAATATTTTTAGATTAACTTGGATATCTAGAGGAGAAAAAAATGGCAAGTCAGGTATCACCTGGAATTGTATTAAAGGAGCGTGATCTATCCAATACTGTTATTGTAGGCGCACAGCAAATCACTGGCGCTTTTGCCTCAACCTTCAAAAAAGGTCCTATTGGAGAAATCGTAAACATCAATTCCCAAAAAGATTTGGTTGATGTATTCGGAAGACCAACAGATAGTAATGCCGAAGATTGGTATGTAGCATCGGAATTTCTATCATACGGTGGAAGATTAGCTGTAGTTCGTGCTTCTACTGCTGGTTCTTTAAACGCTACCACTGGAGGTTCTGGTGTATTAGTTCCCAACGATATGGCATGGGAATCTGGAGCAGGAACTTCAGAAACTTTTGTTGCTCGTACTGCTGGAACATGGGCAAATGGACTAAAGGTTGTTGTAGTAGATAGAGGCGCTGACCAAATCATTACACTCGCTTCTGAGCCAGATTCAACTCCAACCGCTGGTGGTTCGGTAACATTTAATGTTGGTGCCGAAACAAAAGATGCTGTTGTAGTTTCTTACAATGGAACTTCAAGAGAGTTGGTTGTTGTTCTTGATGACCCAACAACTTTAATTACCAGTTCAAATACTCTTGAGGATGGTGCTACAGATATTGCCATTTCTTCTGTAAAAGATTGGTATACAAATACCGAGATTGGTTCAACTGGACTAAAGCTTTCTGCTATTGGTCCTCGTCCTGGAACTTCTCAGTTTGCTGAAGCAAATAACATCAAATATGATGAAATCCACATTGCTGTTATTGACACCACTGGAGCAGAATCTGGTGCTCCAAACACAATTGTAGAAAGACTAACGTATCTTTCTAAGTTGACTGATGGTAAAAGTTCTGAAGGTGCTAACACATACTACAGAACTATTATTAACGAACAATCAGATTATATCTTCACTGGTCAACACCCAACTGCTGGAATTAACCCAAGCACTGCTGGTGGCGGAGCTTCTTGGGGATTTGATTCTACCTATATGTCTGATGGTATGTTTGCTCTCTCAGCAAAATCTGAGAATGACTTAGATGATGGCGAAGATAACTATGATTACACCAACGCCGAAGTTGGCGATGCTTATGACCTATTCTTAGACACAGAAGAAACGGAAGTTGATTTTGTGCTCATGGGTGGTTCAATGGCACTAGAAACAGAAACCAAAGCAAAAGCTTCTAAGGTTATCTCTATTGCTGTTTCAAGAAAAGATTGTGTTGCTTTTGTTTCTCCTCACAAAGGTAATCAAATCGGAACTAACGGTGCTCTAAGTGCCACACAACAAAAAGAAAATACCATTAACTTCTTTAATGGTCTAACTTCTACCTCATATGCTGTATTCGATAGTGGATATAAGTACTTCTATGATCGTTTTAACGATAAGTACCGCTATCTTGCTTGCAACGGTGATGTTGCAGGTCTCTGTGTAGCAACTTCTGCTACTTTAGATGACTGGTATTCCCCAGCTGGTCTTAATAGAGGTTCTCTAAGAAACGCTATTAGACTTGCTTTCAATCCAAACAAAGCAGATAGAGATGAGCTTTATCAGTCAAGAATCAATCCTATTGTTTCTTTCCCTGGTTCTGGTGTAACCCTCTTCGGTGATAAAACTGCTCTTGCTTCTCCAAGTGCTTTCGATAGAATTAACGTTCGTCGTCTGTTCCTTAACGTCGAGAAGAGAGTTAGTGAACTTGGCAAGCAAGTTCTGTTTGAACTTAACGATGTAACCACAAGATCGAGTTTCTCGTCTGCTGTTAACTCCTATCTCAATGAGATTCAAGCAAGAAGAGGAGTTATAGATTATCTTATTGTTTGTGATGAATCAAATAACACTCCAGAAGTAATTGATCGTAACGAGTTTGTCGCTGAACTTTATATCAAACCAACTCGTTCTATCAACTATGTAACCATTACGTTTACTGCTACTAAGACTGGAGTTTCTTTCAGTGAAGTCGTCGGCAGATAATTTTATCACAAACTATTAGAGGTAAACACAAATGGCACCACTTTCAAGTAAAATCAGCGAATTTTTATCTAATGTAGGTCAAGGCATTAAGCCTAACATGTTTGAGGTGGAAATTGCTTTTCCACAAAGCGGAGTTGGAGCAGAGACTTTATCTGCTGTATCTCAAGATGAAAAGAATATCACAAACTTACTTTGTAAATCAGCAGCACTTCCTGCTTCAAGCACTGGAGTAATCGAAGTTCCTTTCCGTGGAAGAACGGTAAAGATTGCTGGAGATAGAACGTTTGATACTTGGTCACCAACCTTTATCAACGATAAGGACTTCAAGATTCGTGCTCTATTTGAGCAATGGTCTGAAGCTATCAATGGTCACGCTGGCAATACAGCAGACCTTATCACTCCAGATAATAGTGCTGGTTACACTGCTGATATTCTTGTCCATCAGCTTGAGAAGAATACAGAACCAACCAACTCTAACATTTTAAGAACATATAAGCTTTGGTACGCTTTCCCAACAAACGTATCACAGATTGACCTTGCTTATGATAGCAACGACCAGATTGAAGAGTTCTCGGTTGAGTTCCAGTATTCATATTGGACAACTGAACCAGTAGCGAACCGTAGAGGCGGACTAACTTCAAGAGAGATTAACGCCGATGTTTGACGCTTGATAAATAGAGTATAGTAAATACTCTTAGTTATAACAATGAGTCAACTTTTTGGTTTTATGATAAACAAAAAGGGGGAACTTAAGGGGCAATCCCCTGTCCCCCCTAATGAAAATGATAGTGTAGCCACCGTTGCTGGTGGCTATTTTGGTACTTATGTAGATGTTGATGGTGGAAACAATCGTAATGAATACGAACTTATTAAACGATATCGTGATATGGCATTACATCCAGAGTGTGATAGTGCTGTAGATGAAATTGTTAATGAGTTTGTAGTTTCTGATGCTGACGATTCTCCAGTTGAGATTGAACTTTCTAATTTAGATATTGGAAATAATATTAAAACTAAAATTAGACAAGAGTTTGAGCACATTAAAAAACTTTTAAACTTTGACAGAAGGGCACACGAAATTATTCGTAGTTGGTATATTGATGGAAGAACATATTATCACAAAGTTGTAGATTTAGATAATCCCAAAAAAGGAATTTTAGAATTACGCTATATTGACCCACTGAAACTAAGAAGGGTCAGACAGCAAATTAAAAAGAATAACGACAATCCACCAGAAGCAATTAAAGGAACTGCTCTTGAATATGACTGGGGAGATTACGTAGAGTATTACATTTATAATCCAAAAGGATTTGCCAGTAAGTTTTCTAATACTACTACATTTGATTTCTCTACAGCACAAGGGGTAAAGATAGCAGCGGATTCTATTGCTTCTGCTCATTCTGGATTGATGGATTTAAATAAAAAAATGGTTCTTAGTTTCCTTCACAAAGGAATCAAAGCACTAAATCAACTCAGAATGATTGAAGATAGTCTTGTTATTTACAGACTATCTCGTGCTCCAGAAAGAAGAATCTTTTACATCGACGTTGGTAATCTGCCTAAGGTAAAAGCGGAACAATACCTTCGTGAAGTCATGAACAGGTATAGAAATAAACTGGTTTATGATGGTCAAACTGGAGAGATTCGTGATGACAAAAAGCATATGAGTATGCTTGAAGATTTTTGGTTACCACGTAGAGAAGGTGGTAGGGGAACTGAAATCACTACCCTTCCTGGTGGACAAAACCTTGGCGAACTTAAGGACGTTGAGTATTTCAAAAAGAAACTTTATAACTCACTAAATCTACCACCTTCACGTCTTACTGATGACAACAAAGGATTTAATCTTGGTAAGACAACAGAAGTTCTAAGAGATGAACTCAAGTTTTCTAAATTTATTGGTCGTCTTAGAAAGAGATTTTCAGAATTATTTAATGATATTTTAAAAACACAACTAATCCTCAAAGGTATTATTGCCCCAGAGGATTGGGATGATATGGAAGAGCATATTCAGTATGACTTCCTGTTTGACAATCATTTCAACGAACTTAAAAAACTTGAGATGATGAGAGAAAGAACTAACATTATGCTACAGATGGACCCATTTGTTGGTAAGTATTTCTCTGTTGAGTATGTAAGAAAAGAAGTTCTGATGCAGACCGAGAAAGAATATAAGGAACTTAGTAGACAAATGAAGAAAGAGATTGATGCTGGTCTTACTATGGACCCAGTTGATACTACAACATTCGATACTATGGACCGTCAGAATGATGCTATGGCACCAGAAATTGAAACTGCCAAAGCGGAAGATGATATGGAGAGACAATTAAAAATACAGTCTCAACAACCAAAACCATCAAATAATAATAAATAATTAAAAATAGGTCTTAATATGGATAAAAAAGAACCAGAAGCTCTAGATGTTGTTAACTTGCTTTATGATAAAAAAAGAGCCGAAGCGATTGATATCATTGATGACATGCTTTATTCACAAGCAGCGAAAGCATTGGATGATTATAAAAAAGTAGTTGCTTCTACTTTTTTTGACGAACCAGTAAGTCAACAATCAGAAGAATGAAACTAATCACAGAAAATATCGAGAATGTTAAAGTTCTCGTAGAAGAAAAAGAAGGTAAGAAGAATCTTTATATCGAAGGTATCTTTTTACAATCAGAAACAAAAAACAGAAATGGAAGAATCTATCCATTCGGTATTTTAAATCGTGAAGTAGAAAGATATGTAGAACAATATGTAAAGAGTGGTCGTGCTCTTGGTGAACTTGGTCACCCAGATGGACCTTCCGTAAATCTTGATAGAGTGTCACATAAAATCACAGAACTTTACGCCGATGGAAATAATTTCATGGGTAAAGCAAGAGTTCTTGACACTCCAATGGGTAAGATTGCCAAGTCACTTTTAGAAGAAGGTGTTCAACTTGGAGTTTCTTCAAGAGGTATGGGTTCTCTTGAAGAGCGTGAAGGTGCTAAGTATGTTAGGGATGACTTCATGCTTTCCACAGCGGCAGATATTGTCGCTGACCCTTCTGCCCCAGATGCTTTTGTAAACGGCATTATGGAAGGTAAAGAGTGGGTTTGGGAAAATGGTATTTTGAAAGAGTGTCATATTGAATCCACAAAAAGATACATTGATAACTCCACAAAAATAGCATTAGAAGAAAGAAAGTTAGAAGTGTTTAAATCATTTCTCTCAAATCTTTAATTTAATAAATAATCATAGAAATAATTATCAGAAACACGGGGAAACTCAAATGTCAGATATGCTTAACGAAAAGTTTGAGGAGTTTGTAACTGAAAGCAAATTAGTCGTAGAAGGTGATCCAATGCCTACAGTTACTGCTGCTGTAATTCCTGGTGGTCAAGGTTCTGCTCCTGGCAAGGTTAATGACGCCCAAACCAGAGGTGGTTCCCAAGATCCCCAACCTAAAGTTACTACTCAAGCTGTCGCTCCTTACCAACAAACTCAAGGGACTGACCTCGGTGGTCCCAGACCAGATGGTAACGATGAAGGTGAGGATAATCCTGGTGCTAAGGCTGCTGCTCCAGTTACACCAGTTTCTGGTGATCCACAACAAAGAGCAGGAGAATCAACTGGCATGAATGCTACCCCAACTGTTGATTCTAAAGTTGCTTATGGAACTTCTGAAGGTCCAGACGTAACTTATCCTATCAAGCCTTCATACGAAGAACTTGACCTTTCTTCGGATGTTGCTGCTCTAACTGAAGGTGAAGAGCTTTCAGAAGAGTTTAAAGAAAAAGCGAAGACAATCTTTGAAGCTGCTGTTAAGTCAAAACTTAACGAAGAAGCTGTTAAGCTTCAAGAGCAGTTTGAAGAGCGTCTTCAAAAGGAAATCGAAAAAATGAAAAAAGAGATTTCCGAAGAAGTCAACGGCACTATCAACTATGTTGTTAACAAGTGGGTAGAAGACAATCAAGTAAGCGTTGACCGTTCAATCAGAAATGAAATCACTGAAGATTTCATTGCTGGTTTTATGAATCTCTGTAAAGAGCACTGGATTAATATTCCAGAAGAGAAGACAGACATTGTTGAAGAAATGTCTGAGCAACTTTGTGAGATGGAAGCACGCCTCAATGAGCAAATTGAGCGTAACGTTGAATTAAATTCTCGTCTTAATGAGAGCAGCAAAAAAGTTATTCTGAATAAAATTTCAGAAGGACTTGCTGACACTCAAAAGGACAAACTTGCTTCGTTAGCTGAGGGAGTTGAGTTTGAATCAGCAGAGAAATTTGCTGAAAAAGTCAAGACTCTAAGAGAGTCATACTTCCCAAATTCCGTTACCAAAAATGAAGTAAGTGATGAAACTCCAGTAGAAGACCAAGAGATGTCGCCAGTAATGGCAGCTTATCTTCAAGCAATTTCACGCTGGAAGTGAATCACATAAATATTAACAATACCTTAACTTTTCTTTAAAGGAGAAACAAATGTTTAACGCCAAACATCTCCAAGAGAAGTGGGCACCTGTTCTATCTCATTCAGAAGTTCCTGGGATTCAGGATAAGTATAGACAGGCTGTAACCGCTGTTCTCTTGGAAAACCAAGAAAAAGCTCTTCGTGAAGAAAGAGCAATTCTTAATGAGACAACCCCTATCAACAGCCTTTCTGGTTCTGCTGGACTTGCTGGTTCTTCGGGTGCTCCTCTTTCGTCTGCTGCTAACAACGCTTCAGGACTTGCTGGTTTCGATCCAATTCTAATCAGCCTTGTTCGTCGTTCCATGCCTAACCTCATGGCTTACGATGTCTGTGGTGTTCAGCCAATGAGTGGTCCTAATGGACTTATCTTCGCTATGCGTTCACGCTACGATGATCAGCAAGGTGAAGAGGCACTCTTCAACGAGCCTGATACTGGATTCTCTGCTGGAACTTCTTCTGCTCTTGGTGATTACAACGTAAGAACTGGAGCTGGTGCAGGTGGAGATTCTGAGGGTAACAACCCCGCTCTTCTTAATGACAGTCCTCAAGGAACCTACGAGGTTGCTCAAGGTTTCTCAAGAGAGACTCTTGAGAAGGCTGGAGAAGCTGGAAATCTCTTCCGTGAGATGTCATTCAGCATCGAGAAGACCTCGGTAACCGCTAAGTCCAGAGCCCTACGTGCTGAGTACACGTTGGAACTCGCTCAGGACCTCAAGGCGATTCATGGTCTTGATGCTGAGCAAGAGTTAGCAAACATTCTCTCAAGCGAGATTCTTGCTGAGATTAACCGTGAGGTTGTTCGTAGAGTATACACCATCGCTAAGCCTGGTGCTCAGAACAATGTTGCTAACGCTGGCATCTTTGACCTTGATATCGACTCCAACGGTCGTTGGTCTGTTGAGAAGTTCAAAGGTCTTCTCTTCCAAGTTGAGCGTGACTGTAACGCCATTGCTCAAGACACTCGTAGAGGAAAGGGCAACTTCCTCATCTGCTCTGCTGATGTTGCTTCTGCCCTTGCTATGGCTGGTGTTCTTGATTACTCTTCGGGTCTAACTGGTGCTGGTGGTCCTTCCATCGGTCAGGTTGATGACACTGGTAACCTTGCTGTTGGTACTATCAACGGTCGTATCCGTGTTTTCGTTGACCCATATTCTGCTAACGTTTCTGACAAGCACTACTACGTTGCTGGTTATAAGGGTTCTTCCCCATATGACGCAGGTGTATTCTACTGCCCATATGTTCCTCTCCAGATGCTCCGTTCTATCGATCCTGAGACCTTCCAACCTAAGATTGGTTTCAAGACTCGCTACGGCATGGTTTCCAACCCATTCGTAACAACGAACGGTCTTTACAGCGGAACTCCAGATGGTGAGACCCTCACCGCTGGAACCAACATGTACTACAGAAGAGTCCAGGTTCTCAACCTTATGTGAGCAACCTCTTCTAAGGCATCCAGGACCCCCTACAAGGGGGTCTTTTTTTGTCTATATAGTTTGGGGTATGTTGAGATTAAAATGGATTTGAGCGCCTTATACGAGCGAGTTACGGAACTCAAGATGAGATTGTTGTTTGAAGAGCCATGCCCAATTTATGAAAGTGATAGTGAAGAGGGTTGGCTGCCAAATTATAATGGTATAAGGAGCAACTTAGTAATAGAAACTTGTTGACTCCTGTTGGGTTTAAATTAGAACTGGAACTTTTTCGTGGGGTAGATTTCTTTTGTCAAAGAGCAAATCTTCCTGGTATTGATATGCCGTCAACAGAAGTTCCAACAAGATTTCGTAACTATCCAATTATTCCTGGTGGTGGGGTTTCTTATGATGACCTCTCACTAACCTTTCTTGTAGATGAAGAGTTAATTAACTACAAATCTATTCATGATTGGATAACAAAAAATGGTGTAGCAAACGAGCATTCTGATGTAGAAGAACAATATTCAAATGCTCAGTTACATATTTTAACTTCAAACTTTAATACAAATCATATCATTGATTACGAAAGAATTTTTCCAATTTCTTTGACACCACTGGAGTTTGATGCTGGTGTGGAAGACCCAGAATACTTTACAGCACAGGTAGTTTTCAAGTATACTAAGTATACGTTCCGTGATAGAAATTTTAAAGAATGAAATTTGAAGACCTTCGTTTATTATTCACAAAAATAAGAGACCAATGGAACGAAGATTCTAAAATAGATTTTGAGTTTAGAAACAAACAATACACAGCAGACCTTGCTCAAATCTCTTTAGACATCCCGTTTCAACACAATAAATACTTAAACCATTACACAGACATTAGTCAAATCAAGACATCTCTTGAGTTTGAGTTAAGAAAACTGGTAAGGGAAAAAAGAGAATATTACGCCGGAGAAGCTCCTGGAGAAGTGTATGCCAAAAAACCTTTTGGTAAAAAAATAAAAACAAATGACATGATGAAAGTTCATCTGGAATCAGATGATGACATCATTAATTTAGAAGCAAAAGTTCAATACGTTAATCAGATATTAAATTATCTTGAACACGTATTGAAGATGATTTCTCAAAGAAATTATCATTTAAGAAACGCCATAGAGTGGGAACGGTTTATTAATGGGAGTGTCTAATGTCTCGGGTTGTTGTATCAAAGAAGAATGAGGTTTATTGTAAGATTTACGCTGAACCTCATGTCCATTATGAGTTATCAGATTATTTTACTTTTGAAGTTCCAGAAGCAAAGTTTTTAAAAAAGAATCCTCGTTATAAGTATTGGGACGGAACAATCAGATTGTATTCCCCAGGAACTGGCGAAATATATGGTGGTCTTATGAATCACCTAAAACTTTGGTGTCAGGAAAGACAATACTCTTTAGAGTATGAAAACAATGACTGGTATGGTATGCCAGAAGAGATGAACCAAATGGTTTCTCTTGGTGGTGTAAAAGTTTACATGGATAAGATTTGTAAATATCAACCAAGAGATTATCAATACAATACTGTATATACAGCATTAAAAAATAATAGAGGTTTATTTGTTTCACCAACTGGGTCTGGTAAATCACTAATGATTTATTCTTTGGTGAGATACTACGTTGCCACAAAAAATAAAATATTGATTATTGTTCCTACAACTTCTCTTGTGGAACAAATGCTAAAAGATTTTAAAGATTATGGATGGGATTCTGACGAGCATTGTCATACCATATATTCGGGTAAAGATAAAAATACAGACAAACCAGTTATTATTTCAACATGGCAATCAATCTACAAGTTCCCAAAAAGATACTTTGATGATATTGACTGTGTTATCGGTGATGAAGCACACCTATTTAAATCCAAATCATTAACAGGTATTATGACTAAACTTCATAATGCTAAGTATCGTTTTGGTTTTACTGGAACTCTTGATGGATGTAAAACTCATAAGTGGGTTCTTGAAGGTTTATTTGGTTCTTGTGAAAAAGTAACTAAAACAGATGACCTCATTAAAAAAGGTTATCTATCAAATCTCAGGATTAAGATTCTTCTGTGTAAACACAATTATGAATATTTTGAAGATTATCATTCAGAAATAAATTACATTGTTCAAAATAAAAAAAGAAATAACTTAATAAAAAATCTTGTAAAAGATATTGATGGTAATACTCTTGTGTTGTTTAACTATGTTGAAAAGGATGGTGAACCTTTGTATGAGTTAATAAATA